GATAATAAAAATAGAGCTTTATTTACAGCTACACAAAGAATAGATAGAGAACGTTTTTTAGGTGCAAGAGTAGCAGATACTCAAGCTCTACAATGGCCTAGAAGCGGAGTTAGAAAACCTGATACTTACACAAATTTATATGGTCTATCTTTTCCTAATAGATTAGTTGCTGATTATTATTCTGATACAGAAATTCCTACAAGAGTTAAAAATGCACAGGCAGTTCTTGCTGTTTACTTGAATAATAATAGAGATGGTTTAGGATTAAGTGGATTAGAAGATTTTTCTAATGTTTCAATCGGTAGTTTAAACGTAACACCTAATTTTTATGGTGCAGTTGGAGCTGATCGAATACCACCACTTGTCGAACGTTATCTATCAGGCATTAGAATAAGTGGACCAGGCAACATTTCAATTCGGAGGTCTTAATGATGGGTTACGGTTACGATTATCCAGCAGCAAAAATTATCAATGACACTGCAGCACATACAGGAAGATTTGGTAAAATTGTTGCTATACAGGATTCAGTTATAAATACTTTAGTAGCTGAAAATATTACTGGTGATTTAACAAGTTTACAGTTTAAATCTACAGCAGAAATTTGCGGAGTAATTACAAGCGTTAAATTAGATAGCGGAACTGTTATTGCATATTCATTATGAGTATTGCTTCTGCTCTAAAAAAAGCAGCTTCTAAAGCCTTAAAAAAGCTAGGAGGAGATGTAACTATAAGACAAGTCACAGCAGGTTCATATAATACAACTACTGGAGCTATTACTGAATCTACTTCTGATACAACTATAAAAGGAGTTTTAAGTAATGTTACAAGAAACGAAGTAAATAATTTAATAGAATCTCAAGATAAAAGACTTACTATATCTGCAGGCGATTTAAGTTTTGTACCAACTACAAAAGATAGAGTTTTAATAAGTAATGTTGAATTTAAAATAGTCCAGGTAATTCAAAACGAACAAAATAATACAGCTATTAGTTTTGATCTTATTTTGAGGTAAGCATGACAAGAAGAATTAGACTAGATCAAATAGATGATGTCATGAGAGAAGCAGTTGTAGATTTAGTTAAAGCAACTACTTTAGAATGGACTCGAAGGGTAAAAAAAGCTACACCAGTAAGAATTGTATATGAAGGAGAACCAAAAGGCGGAGGAGACTTAAGAAATGCCTGGCAAACTCAAATTAAACCATTTAATGGAACGATAATAAATAATTTACCTTATGCAGAACCTGTTTGTTATGGAGTTAATTTACCGCCTAGCTGGAAAGGAGTTTATAGAACTAGACAGAGAACAGTTAAAGGTTATCCAGAACTTATAGGAAAAGAATTAAATACTTATGTTGCTAGACAATATGCAAAAATACTAAGAAAGAGTTAAATGGCTGCTACAGATTTAAATACAGTTAGATCAACAATAGAAGCTAGATTAGCAACTGAATTAGCTTCAAGTCCTGCTATACCAGTAGTTTTTAGCAATATGGCTTTTGATTCTACTACTGAAGATACTTTTGTAACTTGTGAAGTTAGTTTTGGGAGTCAGGAAAATATTTCTATGGGCGATTCTTCCAGTGCAAATAATTTTATTAATGGTTTACTAACTCTAGATATTTTTACAGAAGAAGGAATAGGAGCTGGAGCTAATTTTACAATTGGCAAAAGATTAAGAGACCTATACAATAGAGTCACAGTTTCTAATGTAATTTTTGATTCACCTATTGGACCTGAAATTTTACAATCTAGTCCTGAAGGTAAATTTCAAACACAATTAAGAATTACTTTTGAAACATTTGAAGAATTTTAATTATGGCTATTGAATTTACAGAAGAAATGCTAGATGCTATTGAAGCAGTAAAAGGAAATAGAAATCCTAATTATTGGGACGCAAGATGCAGGCGATATATGGAAAATTCAAAAAATTCTAAAAAAGATGCAAAAAAACCTGAAAAAGGTTAATCTTATATAAATAATTCTTTTTTTTGTTATGTCTGCTATCAAAGGTGATGTAGGTAAAATTATGTTTGAAAATGCGGGAGGCACTGAAGCCGACGTAGGACAAACTAGAGCTTGGTCTTTATCTATTACTAAAGATACAATGGAAACCACAAAACAAGGAGATACATTTAAATCTCGTGTAGGTGGTTTAATTGATGGTTCTGGAACTGCAGAACTTTTATATAATCCAAGTGAAACAGGTGCAGGTTATACAACTTTTATTGATGATATTTTAACTACAGGCGATAGTGGAGATGCTTTATTTGAGTTATTTCCTGATAGAGATACATCAGCTAAAAAAATAAGTTTTGCAGGAATTATTACTAATGCAGAATATGGTGCAACACTTGGAGAAATTCAAGTTATAAATATTACATTTGAAACAAACGGTACCATTACTTCAGCAATTTAGGTAAGTTTAAAGAACCAACCCTAAATTTTTATGGCAACTAAAAGAACTATTGATCTGCTTACGGAATCGTATAGCGATCAAATGACTAATAGAAGAAAATTTGAATTTAAAAATTCAAACGGTGAAAAAATTTTAGATTTATACTTTAAACCATTAACAAGAGAAGATAGAATTAGAGCCCAACAGACAGCAACAGATGATCCTACTGGTTTAAAAATTACTACTCAATTACTTTGTGAAAAAGCAGAATTAGAAGATGGAACTAGAGCTTTTCATACAGCTGATGCACCCAATTTACAAAGAGAACTACCTGAAAAAGTTTTAAATGATTTAGAGCTTTTTATGTTTGATATTAAATTAAATGTAGATCAGGCAAAAAACGAATTAAGCGAGATAACTGGTTAAATTTTGAGTTTTTTCTCGCTACTGAATTAGGAAAAACAATAAATGAACTTAGAAGTTCTATATCAGAGGAAGAACTAATATACTGGGCTGCTTACTATGAAAATAAAAGAGAAAACGAAAAAAAAGAATATGATCGCCAAAAAGCAAGAAAAAGGTAAAATAGAATAAATAGTTTTTAAATTGTGGCTGAAAGTATAGTAAGACTAAGAGTAGATGCTTCTGGAGCCACAAGAGCACTACAAGGAGTACAAAGACAAACAAACCAACTACAAAATGCTTTTGGCGGCCTTAGAACAGCTATAGCAGGAGTAGGAATAGGATTTTTAGCTAAACAAACAATATTTGCTGCTACAAATTTTGAAAAACTAAATCAGCGTTTAAAACTTTTAACTAAAGAAAACGGTACTTTTGAAGCAAGTTTAGATTTAGCTAGAGAAGCTCAACAAAAATTTGGTTTAAGTACTTCTGAATCTTTAGAAGCAGTAACTCAATTAACAGCTAGATTAGGTCCTTTAGGAGTTGGTTTTGAAGATATTTCAACAATACTAATAGGTTTTAATACAGCAGCTATTACTTCTGGTGCGTCTATGGACGAACAAAGAAATGCAATGATTCAGCTAACACAGGCTTTAGGTTCTGGAGTTTTAAGAGGAGATGAATTTAATAGTATTTCTGAACAGATGAATACTATATTACCTGCTGTAGCAAAAGTAATGGGAGTTCAAACAGGTGAATTAAGAAAAATGGCTGCGCAGGGATTAATAACAAAAGATGTAATGATAGAGGCTTTTGAATTAATAGCAGCAGAAAGCGGAGGAATGCTTAAAGAACTTATTAAAAATGATCCAACAATGGTATTTAAAGTTCTTGGAAATGAAGCAGAAGCATTATCTATAGCTATTGGTCGATTATTAGCACCAGTTGTTTTAGATGCAACTAGATTACTAACTAAATTAATTTCAGAATTAACTAGTTTTTTAGAATCTGAAGCAGGACAGGTAACTTTAGCTTTTGTAGGTATAGCTGCAGGAGTTAAAGCATTATCTATAGCTATACCTGCAGTTGTAGGTAGTTTATCTACATTTATTGTCCAGGCACAAATAACAGCTGCTTCTTCTGCTTTAGCTGCTACTGGTTTAAAAGGTATGGCTGCTACTTCATTTTTAGCTGCAGGTGGTATTTCTAAAGCAACAGTAGCTTTAACTGCTTTTAAAATGGCTTTAGCAAAAACTGGAATAGGTTTAGCTGTTATTGCATTTGGAATGTTAGCAACAGAAATTCTAAAAGTAATTAATGCACAAAAAGAATTTAATAGAGTATTAGAAGAAGGAAGTGTTGCTCAAACTAAAGCATTAATAGAAGAAACAGAAGAAAAAATTGCAAAGTTAACAGAAAGTCTTAAGAAAAAAAATGTAGTAACAGATTTCTTTGCTGAAATGTTACATGGTGTAGGAAGTACACAAATGGCAAACCATGAAATAGACATACTAGAAGAAAAATTAGAGAAATTACAAAATAGATTAAAAGTAGCTGGATTTGAAGAAATGGATAAACAGGTTCAATCTACAGCTAAAGCATTAAGAGAACAAAATAAAGGATTAGCTAAAAATTTAGAAATAAATGCAGAAGTTTCAGAATTACAAAAACTTGAAAAAGAACATGAATTAGCAATAGCTGAAATAATAGAAAAACATGGAGTAGTAAGAGGTCAAGAACTAATTTTATTACAGAATCAAAATTTAGAATTAAAAAAACAAGAACTACAGCAAAAAAAAATACAAGAAGAAGCAGAAAGAATTAAAGGAATATTTAAAGAAATAGGAAATGATATTGCTACTGGTATTTCTGATGCTTTAGTAGATGCTATACAAGGAACTAGATCTTTAGCAGATGCAGCTAGAGCAATAATTAATGATCTAGCAACTTCTTTATTAAGACTTGGAATAAATACTTTATTAAGAAGAAGTTTTGGCGGTATTTTTTCAGATTTACCTGGATTAGCTACAGGAGGTCCTGCTTCAGCAGGTCGCAGTTATTTAGTAGGAGAAAAAGGTCCTGAGATATTTACTCCTAAATCAAGTGGTACTGTTATTCCTAATAATATGATTGGAGGGGGTGGAGTAGTAAATAATATAAATGTTTCTGTAGATGCTGGAGGCGGCTCACAAACTGCAGCTGATTCTAATAGAGGAAAAGAACTTGGCGTAGCTTTAGCTGGTGCTATACAATCTGAATTAATTAAACAAAAAAGACCAGGCGGTTTATTAGCAACTTAAATGGCAACTTTTCCATCAATTAGTCCAACATATACAGGATTTTCTAAATCAACAGAGCCTGCTGTTCGTACAGTTCGATTTGCAGATGGATTTGAACAGAGAATATTTTTTGGTTTAGCTAGTAATCAAATAATGGAAAGATATAATTTAAATTTTGAATTATCTGAAACTGAAGCAGATGTTGTATCAAGTTTTTTAAGAAGTCGTGCAAATGACCAGGCAAGTTTTACTTTTACTCCTCCAGGAGAAGGCTTTACTAAAACAGGTACATATTCGCAATCAGGAACAACAGTAACTATTACAATTACTAATCACGGAGTAGCTTTAAATGATGTTTTAACTATTGATTATACTTCTGGCTCTGCTACAGATGGTTCTTTTACAGTAGCTACAGTTACTGATGATAATACTTTTGCAGTTACAGCAGCTTCTAGTGCTACTAATAGCGGAAATGTTTCTATAACTTTATCTGGTGCAAAACAATTTGTTTGTGAAGGTTGGAAAAAAGATATACCTTATAATAATAGAGCTAGAATTTCTGCTACTTTTAGACAAGTTTTTGAGCCATGAGTACAGATAAAATAGTTAGCGAATTACAGAAAGTTAATCCTTCTGCAGTAATTGAATTATTTACTCTTACTCTCGATAATACTTTACATGGAGCTACAACTACTTATAGATTTCATGCAGGAACAAGTTTAAAAGAAAATGGAGATATTATTTGGGCAGGTAATACTTATACAAGATTTCCTGTAGAAGCTGAAGGTTTTAAATATGGTAAAGGTCAACTTCCTAGACCAACACTAACTTTTAGTAATGCTTTTGGTACACTTTCAGCAATTCTTCTTACAGTAAATGAAATTACTACTGGTAATGATTTAACAGGAGCAATTGTTAAAAGAATTAGAACAAAAGCTAAATTTCTTGATGCAGCTAATTTTCCAAGTAATGTAAACCCTTATGGAACTCCCGACCCAACAGCAGAAGGTAAACAAGAAATTTTTCAAATAGATAGAAAATCTTCAGAAAATAGAACAGTTGTACAATTTGAACTTGCAGCTGCTTTTGATATGGCTGGAGTACGAGCACCTAAACGCCAGTGTACTAGAAAAGAATTTCCTAGTATTGGATTAATTACAGGATAATGTGGAAAGAAGAAGCATTATTACATGCTAAAAAAGAAGATCCTAAAGAATCTGTAGGAGTTTTGTTAAATATAAAAGGAAAAGAAAAATATTTTCCTTGCAGAAATTTATCAATGAATCAAAATCAATGTTTTATATTAGATCCTGAAGATTATGTTAAAGCTGATAATTTAGGCGAAATAATAGCAATAGTACATTCACACCCAATAACACCTCCAGAGCCCTCAGAAGCTGATAGAGTATCGTGTGAGCATAGTAATTTAAAATGGTATATAGTAAATCCTAAAACAGAAACTTGGGGATATTGTGAACCTTGTGGATTTAAACC